TTCTCGTGACCCCGGAGGGAATATAACAATAATTATTGTTTAAAAACATATAGAATAAATAAATACATTAAATACTGATAAACAATAGAATATAGAACTTTGCAATTTCATACACTATTATTCGACTTCATTTATTTGCATTTTTGTAGGCAAATTAGTAGGCAATTTTATACCTTTGCAAAAAACAACAATGAAAATACTATTAAGATTGTCTTCCAAAATAAATATGGGTGGAATGAGTGAGATAATGCTTTCCGCTAATAATAGAATTGGAGATAAAGTCGTAACGTTGCGTGCAAAATCAGAGGTGTATATTATACCTGTATTCTTTTCTCCCGAAAAAGGAGTGGATATGTCTCGGAAAAAGATTATTGCTCCTGATGTCAGAAAATGGCATAATGAAGCAAAAGAAAAACTTGATAGGATATTATCTGCCATTGCACACGAGGAAGAAACAGTGAGAAAGGAAGACATGACAGGTGATTGGTTGAAAAAGGTGGTAGAAAAACATCTTCATCCCGAACGTTACCAACAAGAATCCTCAGAAAAAAGCGTGTATGACCTTTGGGAAGAATATCTGTTAAAAAAGAACCTCAGTAACGGACGCATAAGGGGAATCCGTGTGCTAATTCGTGCTATAGCCAGGTATGAAGGGTTTATCAACGCGACAGAGAAAGAACGAAAGGATTTTGTTTTTGATATAAATAAAGTTACAAAAGAAAATATTGGTGACTTCATGGACTATTTAAGAAATGAAGAAAACCTTGCAAATGAGTATAGGCAGACATTTAAAGTACTATTGGAACGTTATCCCTCAAACATAGAAAAAGGTAAAAGCGAAATTAAAGGAAGGGGAGAGAATACAGTCATCACATTAATGAAAAAATTAAAGGCGTTTTTCAACTGGCTTTATGAAAGTGACAAGACATCAAACAGGCCATTTGACGGTTTTAAAATCGGAACAGAAAAATATGGTACGCCTTATTATATAAGCGTGGACGAACGCAACTTGATAGCTCGTACCCCTATGCCGACCAGACATCTTGAAATACAACGTGACATTTTCATATTCCATTGTTTCGTAGGATGCCGTGTCAGCGATTTGGTGAAGCTTACGGAAGCGAACATTACTGATGGAATATTGACTTATACACCACATAAAACGAAAGATGAAGGTGAACAGGCAGTTGTTGCACGTGTTCCCCTTCATGAAAACGCCATTAAACTTATAGGCAAATACCGTGGTACTGACAAAAAAGGCCGCTTGTTCCCTTTCATCTCTCCACAAAAATACAATGATGCCATAAAGGAGATTTTTACCATTTCAGGAATAACACGTAATGTTGAAATACGCAATGCAAGGACTGGAGAAATTGAGGTGCGTCCAATAAATGAAATTGCAAGTAGTCATATAGCCCGGCGTACTTTCGTTGGAAATGCTTATAGAAAAGTGAGTGACCCTAATATCATAGGCAAGATGTCCGGCCATGTCGAAGGAAGCAAAGCTTTCAGCCGTTACCGAAACATTGAAGATGAAACATTGAAAAATGTTATTGACCTAATAGGTTAAGTTTGAAACGTTATCAATATACCTCTTTTTTGTGTATCAAAAACAAGTATTTTACAACAACGCAGTGATTGTCACAAATAAGATTTTAATTTATTCCATTGTATTTTATAGTATTAGTACCTTTGGGAATACCATTTTCTCAAAGGTATTTTCATGCAAAGAACCAAGATAGATATACAGAAAGTTTTACCTAATGAAGGACAAATAGAAGGACTTCCGAGAAATCCACGTCTCATTAAAGGCGAGAAGTTCCGGAAGTTATGCCGTTCTATCCAGTCTCTTCCTGAAATGACGGAAGCAAGAGATATTCTTGTCTACCCCTATCAAGGAAATTATGTTGTTATCGGTGGTAACATGCGGCTTCAAGCCTACAAACACTTGGGATGGAAAGAAGTACCCTGTTGCGTGCTGCCCGAAGACATGCCTGTGGACAGACTCCGTCAAATGCTTATACAGGACAATAACCCGTTTGGCGAGAATGATTGGGACGCTTTAGCAAATGAATGGAACAGCAAAGAACTGGACGATTGGGGATTTGATGTATGGCAAGAACCCCAAAAGGAGAAGAAAGCCCAACCAACCAAAGATGCACGGAACGAAATGGAGGCAGAAAAGCCCGACTTCTTTGCCGCCATGTTGGGAGACCGTATCTATGACAGCGATAACGAGTTTGACATCCCTACACTAAGATTGGACAGACAGCCCACAAGCGGCTTGCTTCTGCCATTTTCCGGATGGGGAGCGGACACAAGAGCAAAGAAAGGCATATCCACCTATCATTTCTACGTAGAGGATTACCGCTTCACAAACATCTGGAACAATCCCGTATCGGTATTGGATAGTGGATGCACTGAAATGGTAGAGCCTAACCTCTCCTTGTTCGACACCACGCCGATAGCCTACGGTTTGCAGTTCATCTACATGAAGCGTTGGATAGCCCGTTTTTGGCAGGAGTGCGGTGCAAAAGTGTATGCCGATTTAAACGTGTCGCAGAAGTTCTACAAGTACAACCGCTTGGGCATCCCCGACGGTTACAACGCTTTCGCTACACGCGGTTACGCCGACCGTCAGGAATACTTGAAGATGGAAATACAAACCGCCCGTGAAATATCAGGGCTTGACAAGCCGAACATGATAGTTTACGGCGGCGGTGAAAAAATACGTGAACTGTGCTTGCAGAACAATGTGCTTTATGTGGAGCAGTTCATAGCGAACAGGGTGAAACAAATCAAGAAAGGAGGTAAAAATGGCTAAGACATCAGGAGGAGTAAGAGGCGGTGGCAGTAAGTCTAACAGTAAACAAAGTAGAGCAATAGCGGTAGCGGAGGCAACCATAAGGAATAATAAATATGAAACGGCGGTTGCATACGATAGTAAAGGGAATTTGTTGCTAAATAAGAAAGGCGGCTCTCGTTCTGTAAGAATGACTAGCAACGAAATTTCAAAGTTGAAAGATTCCGTATTTACACACAATCACCCAAGTGCATTAGGGAAAACAGGCATTAGGGCTATTGGTACATCTTTTAGCCATCAAGATTTGAGATTCGCAGTTGGCGCGAATCTCAAAGAAATAAGGGCTGTTACACCTACATATACATTCTCTGTAAAACGACCTAAAAATGGTTGGGGTGTATCACCGAATCAGGTAAAAAGGGCTTATGATAAAGCAGAAAAAGAAGTAAGGAGAGAGATGGATAAATATCTTGATAGAGTTGGTCGCACAAAAACGTCATACGATAGAGCTAACGCAAGTTATTATAATCAAATAAATAAACGTGTAGCAGAGAAATTTGGATGGAAATACTCGCATAAAAGGAAATGATTCTTATCTTTATATTTTAATTTAAATGAATTGCAATATGGAAAAATCAGTAGTAGAAAAGAAAATCAAGGAGAAACTTGATGAATATGGATTTATAGAAAGTGATTTAACTCCATCCGAACTTGAAGAACTCAAAGATGAAGTAGAAGCAGAATTGAAAGGGGAAACCATACTCGACGGTGTGTTATTTAATATCCCATATTATGAGCGTATAGCGGAAAGAGAAAATAAGCAGTGATTATGGCAAAGACTTCGGGCGGTGTGCGTACATATCGACAAGGAACTTCCACCTATCGTAAAAGGCAAGCGGAAGTAGCCGCCATGCGTGCCAGTGGCAAGTATTCCAGTGTGGAAATGGGTAAAGGTGGCGGCTACGTGGCTATTGAGAAAAGTACAGCACGTCATAAGCCCGAAGAACTGGAGGCGGCACGCATTCTTGCAGATAAAGGGTATAAGGTGACGTTGAAGAATGAAGTGACAGGATTGCACGGTGTAAAAACTCCCGATGGCTATCTGTTTAAAGTCTCGTTTGAACAAAGAACACCAACAAAAGATGGAGCGAACACCATACGCAACGCCTTGTTTCATGCACGAGATAAAAGAGCGAGTGTTGCATTGGTTTATTCAAAGGGAGGCGCATTCTCTCGTGAATCAGTAGAACAAGGCATAAGACTTTATGAAGATGCAAATTCCTATCGGTTCAAACGAATTATAGTTGTTTCAGACAAAGGAAATGTACATAGGCATAAACATAACAAATAAAAAAGCACGCGCGGTAGTTCGAGCGTGCTGTCAGGGAGAGCAATGTCGTACAACATCATCAGACGGGGGACACCCTTACTCCGACCCGTGCATCCTACAAATGCAAAGGTAACATTAATAATTGAAAAAGTATAAAAATCGGTTGAAAAACGGTTGAAATGGCAGGGAGAGATGATATATACAAGTATGGAAAGGAAACACGCTTCACGAGCGAACGCCAGCCGCCCAAAAGCGGCAGGAAGCCAAAGCTGTACACCATAGCCAAGAAAGCCTACAACGTGTCACGTGAGGAATGGAACGAAGTAAAATTATACCTCCTTCAATGTACCCCGCAGGAGATTGACACGATTATCGGCAAGGACGATACCCCGATGTGGGTGCTTATCCTTGCGCGTGGCTTAAAAAGAAATGCGGCAAAAGGAGTGACCGATGTCTTGAACGACATGGAAGACCGTTTGTTTGGACGTGCTGTGTCTTCCCCGGACAGCGAACAGACAATGGAACATGGAAGTATCAGTATTGATAAATGGATAAAAAAGAATAGTGATGATTGAATCAGTCCCTCAAATAGATCCACAAAACGTTTATATTCCGCTTTATGAAGACACGGAACACTTTATCATTCTCATAACTGGAGGTAGAGGTAGTGGAAAATCGTTCAATGCGGCTACTTTTATTGAGCGGCTTACATTTGAACAGTCAAGAGACCGCACGTTCGCCCACAGTATTTTGTATTGTCGCTATACAATGGTGTCAGCCAACCTATCTATTATACCGGAGATACAAGAGAAGATAGACATAGACGGTGGAAGCAAATATTTTAAAACTACTCGTTCGGATATAGTAAACATGTTCAGCGGCGGACGCATTATGTTCCGTGGTATCAAGACTTCTTCCGGCAATCAGACGGCAAAGTTGAAATCCATTCACGGCATTACGACTTTTGTCTGCGATGAAGCGGAAGAATGGACGAACGAGCAAGACTTTGACAAAATCATGCTTTCCATTCGCCAAAAAGGGATTCAGAACCGGATTATCATCATTATGAATCCGACCGATTCCAATCATTTCATCTATAAAAAATACATCGAGAACTCGCATAAGTTAGTGGAAATTGACGGGGTGCCGGTGCAGATTTCCACTCATCCGAACGTGCTCCACATCCATACGACCTACTTCGACAACATCGACAATCTTTCTCCCCAATTCATCAAAGAAGTGGAACAGATGAAAGCGGAGAATCCCGAAAAGTATGCTCATACGGTTATCGGACGTTGGGCTGATGTGGCAGAGGGGGCAATTTATAAAAAGTGGGGTGTCGTAAAGTCTATTCCTCAATGGTGCAAGAAGATTGCATTAGGGTTAGACTTCGGATTTACCCATGATGAAACAGCAATCGTAATGTGTGGGGTGATGGATAATGATTTGTACATTGACGAGATATGTTATAAAACACAGATGCTCACAAAGGATATTATCCAGACGCTTAGACCCTATCAAGGGATGAAAGTCATTGCCGATAGCGCCGACCCTCGTCTGATTCAAGAAATACATAATGCAGGAATACGTATATATCCGGTTGAAAAAGGAAAAGGCTCTGTCATTGCAGGTATTGAAAAGGCTAAGGAGTTTAACATATTCGTCACCGAACGCTCGTACAATCTGATGAACGAATTACGAAACTATGTTTGGGACAAGGATAAAGACGGGCATTATGTAAACCAACCGGCAGACGAACAGGATGACCACTTATGTGATAGTTTCCGCTATTATGTATATGGCATGATATTAGGTAAGATTCAGAAACCACGGGATAATTCAGGAATATTCGCACACTAAAAATATTGATATATGAGAACGATAGACGAAGTTTTAAGAATTGAGGATATAGACCAAAAGATAGCCTATTTGAAAAAAGGCCGCAAGACGGAGCTTCCCGATGCGGTGAAGCTGTACAACGACTGGAATCCTAACCGCCATGAGATAATCACGGACACGGAAAAATACCCAAAGATTAAAATCACGGTCGAAAAGGAGAAGGAGGTCTATGATGAAAAGACAGGCAAGACAACCACTATCCCGAAAAAAACAAAGGATGTGGAGCCTAACCGCATCGCTCTGCCTATTGAACAGGACATTGTGAATATTCAGACCGCTTTCACTGTGGGCACGGAGCCGAAGATGAACTGCGAACCGGAAGAAAACGAACAAGGATTGTTTTCTGCCCTGAGAAAGGTGTTGGAAAAGAACAAAATCAAGTATCAGAACAAGCGAATCGTGCGCTCGTGGCTTTCCGAACAGGAGTGTGCCGAATATTGGTACGTGGTGAAAGACGACGGCTTTTGGGCAAAGCTGAAACGGAAAATTGCTAATCTTTTCGGCGCATCTGCTCCTGAATATCGCCTGAAAAGTGTGATATGGTCGCCTTTCAGAGGAGATAAGCTCTATCCCTTCTTCGACGATAGCAATAACTTAGTGGCTTTCTCCCGCGAGTATAAAAAGAAGGATTTGGATGACATGGAGATTACTTGTTTTATGACCATCACGGCGGATTCCGTTTACCAATGGGAGCTTTCCGATGGTTGGAAACTCGTTTCCTCGTTCAAACACGGGTTTAAGAAGTTACCTATTCTATATTGCTATCGTCCGGAAGCCTATTGCGAGAAGATAAAAACACTTCGTGTACGGTTGGAGAAACTGTTATCCAATTATGCCGACTGTATAGACTATCATTTCTTCCCGATTCTGATGCTGTTCGGCGATGTGCAAAACTTTTCGGGAGAGTTCAAGAGCCGTGTCGTGGAACTGACAGGGCAAGGGGCAAATGCACAGTATTTGACGTGGAATCAAGTTCCTACGACAGTCCAATACGAAGCTGAAACGTTAATAAACCAAATGTATGCGCTCACAAATACCCCGCGAATATCTTTTGATGCAATAAAAGGTAGCGGGAACGTTCTTTCTGGTGTGGCTTTTGATTATGTATTTCTTTCCACCCACCTGAATGTGGAGAACTTGGCGGAAGTAATCGGCGAGTTCATGCAAAGGCGTGTTAATTTCCTCGTGTCCGCGCTTGGTTCTGTCAATTCCAGTCTTGAAAAAGCAGCCGAAACGATAGACATCAACGTGGAAATAGAACCTTACCGATTGGAAAACCTTTCAGAAAAGATAGACACAGCATTGAAAGCCAAGAACGGAGAATTATGGTCACAGCAGCGCGCTATCACTTTCGTTGGAAATATAGATAATGTGCTGGATGAGGTCGAGCAGATAAAGGAGGAGCAAGCCGAGAAACAGCAAAATGAAATCTCCAAGCAGGAAAAACTATCAAAGTTCAGTAGTAAAAGCAACCAACCTGTAAAATAGGACTACTGACATTTTGAATAATATTTGAGATACTTTTCCGGTTTACCAATATTATTCATATATTTGCGATAAAATAAGCTACTATGGTGGATATTAAAGAATTAAGAATAGGGAATTATTTAAACTTAAATTCTCAATTATTTAAGGTTAAAAAGCTGTCTTTAAATGGCAATTTTTATTCTTATGAATTTGATAAAAATCTTGTATGCGGATGTTATTGCAATCCATTGCCTTGTTATAGAGAAGTAGAATGTGTTTCTACTAAAGATTTGTCTCCTATCCCTTTGACATCAGAGCTTTTGGAGAAATGCGGCTTTGTTTATGAAAATGTATTTGATTCGTATTGGTCGCCTGATTTACGCTATTTAAAGGAAACTAAAGAAGGATTTTACTTGTATGACAATGAAAATTGTTGTTGCCGCATAAGTAAATCCATTCATTTCTTACATCAGTTACAGAATATGTATTACTGTTTGACTAATCAAGAATTGAATGTAAAGCTATAGACATCTTATCCATCTACGTATTGTCGGCGCGATTCCACCCGGTTTCGCGCTTTCTTTGTATTTAATTCATGACAATCCCGCTATTGTCACGTATTATTCTTCCCTAAATTTCTTTTTTCTCTTCCACATCTGTAATTTTACCGTAGGATTTTATTAATCAAGCTCATACGGTATGACAATATTTGAAATGATTTTGGCAGGACTGCAAACGAAGTTTCCGGGTACGGACACTGCCACTTTGACCCGAATCGCCACCAAAAAGGCAGAGGGTGTAACGGACGAAACAAAGGTAAACTCAATCGTTGAGGGTATCTCTTTTCAGGACGTGATGCAAAATTATGGTGATTTCCGTGCAGGACAAGCACAGACTTCCTCGATATCGAACTATGAGAAGAAGCATGGGCTGAAAGACGGAAAGCCAATCGAGAATCCCAACCCAAATCCGAAGCCGAAGCCGGGAGAAGAAAAGAAAGATGATGTTCCATCTTGGGCACAAGCTCTGATTGATTCTAACAAAACTCTTTCTGAAAAACTTGCCGGTTACGAACAGGAGCGAGTACAGGCACAGCGCAATGCGCAGGTATCCGCTAAAGCAAAAGAATATGGTATTCCCGATTTTATGTTGAAAGATCGCAATATTCCAACAGATGCGGACTTGGACGCTTATTTCAAGGACGTGAAACAGGAGATGACCAATGCGGGATTTCAAGGCGTGGAAGTTCCCCAAACAGCAGAGCAGCGTACCGAAAAAGAAAACCATGCCATTGCTGCCATGATTAACAAGGGGACGGAAGAGATTAACAAACAGAATCAGTAACTTAAAAAGGTAAAAAGATTATGCCAGCAGGACTTCATTACAATTTGGAACAGATTGAAAAGCCTACTCCTGAAATGTGCCGTATTGAAACGATATATCGCTATTCAGGAGGTTTCAATCTGGTTCTTACAAACCTTACGGGCGTGAAAACCATTCCGCCCCTTACGCCGTTGGTGCTTGACTTCAAAAAAAGACAAGCCACGGCGGTAATCAATGTGGAAGTGGCAGAGAAGTACACCACAGGCACAAGCATGAAAGTGAAGAAAAATTCATTGGCTTATGTCGGTATGTTTATCGGAGATGGTACGAATGGGGCTAAAGTCAACAAAATTGACAAAGCCAATGCCGACTACGACACACTTACTTTGGAAGCAGCTTTCGGGAGTAGTGTGACGGTTGAAGCCGGAACGGTGCTATTTGAAGCCAAAGCGCAGGATGGTACAGAACCGAAAGCAACTGCAACAGCGTTGAACTATGCCACTACCAAAGTGGAAGAAGGAGCAACCGTGACAGCCATCGGACGTGCCTACGAGATTAGACCGACCAAGCTCATTGTCCCCATCTCTGAGAAGGATAAGGCTTCTCTCGGTGATAGATTCATGTTCACTTATTAAGGAAAGGAGGGTATATGTATTTGACAGTTCAGACATTATTGAATGACCCCGAAATAGTAAAAGCGGTGATTGACCGTGTGCAAGCTCTCCGCCTTGATACTATTTTTTGGAAGAAGCATCTTGATTTCGAGGAAACGAAATCACGCGTGTTTAAAACCTATCTCGGTACGGTTACAGGTGTAACAGCCGGTTCTGTTATCGATCGCAATTCTAACAAGCCGTTAAGAGAGCGTAAATCTCTTGGTTCAGGATATGGCGAAGTCGCTTATTTGGGTGACCGCTACCAGATGGATAATGACCGTTTGGATATGTTACAGGAACTTGTTACCAAGTTTAACAATGCACGCACAACAGACCAACAAAGAGCATTGAACGACATCATCAACTATATTACGGATGATATGCGCCAAGTGTTGCTCGCTCCGCATAAGCGTATGGATATCGTGGACGGTGATTTACGTTCAGATGGTAAGGCTTCTGTGAAAGTAGATGATAACCCGCAAGGAATCGAAATGCTTGACATGGAATTGCCGGTCCATCGCCTTACACCGGGAACTGAAGACAAAGAGCACTTTGTGAAATATATTATGGACCAAATTGTTGAACTTCGTACGAAGTTCGGTATGTTCGTTTCGATGGAAATGTCGCGAAAGACATTCATCAATTCTATTGTCGGATCAAAGGACTTTGGTGAGTTCTATAAACAGTCTTTCGCACAGAAAGAAGTGCAACTATCTTCCGGCTTGATGTCCAGCGAAATGGCTACTACCATCTTTCAAGGGTTGGGCTTGCCCCCTATCGTAATCAACGAGGATTTGGTTGAGCTTCCCGATGGAACCATGAAACAGGTGTTCAAGGACAACCGCATTTCGTTGTTTACCACCGCCAAACAAGGCAAGATGCGTTGGCATACTCCGTATGAGATTACCGACCCTGTACCTGGTAAAACCTATAGCCGTTCGGAAGGAGGCATGTATATCTCCAATGTGAGAACGGATGAAGGCCGTTTCATGGAATATGGTTGTGAGTGGATTCCGGAATATACAGCTCCGAACAAAATTGTAATCTTTGATTTGGATACGATGTTGGCGTGATGATAACCGTCAAGGAACATATTCGAGGTAGATTATTCAAGTTTGGCATACGGCTGTCAGACGTCGATATAGATGTGATATGCGGCAAAGGGAATTTAAATTCCTATGACGAATATGAACAATCGATGGAGACAAAAGTAGAGTACGGAATAGCTTTGTTTATCCCGGAACTACAAGCCGTAAGCCAATCCTATTCAGTTTCTGAGAACGGGCATTCAAAATCCGAAACTCGCAACGCGAAAGGATTGCTTAATTGGTATTCCATATTGTGCAAAAAGTTCGGTTTGAAAGACCTATTATCCGATAAACCAACAATTAGGATGTGGTAAAATGTTAGACGAAGCACCTCACATATTAATGGTAAGGACGGTAATACCGCCGGATAATGACGAGTACGGGCGACCGATACCTGGAACTGGCGGCGAATCGTGGGACGAGCTTACAGAATGTTTCTGTCACGACAATTCCCAACAGCAGGAAGTGTCGGTAAACGGTAAACTGTGGGTTTACTCCTACCATGTGGTGTATGAGGGTAAGAAATTGGCATTAGATACAAAAGTAAGGTGTTTGGATAAGGAAACGCAGGAAGTGATTGGCGAGGGCAAGGTAATCAAGAATGCCGAGTGTTATTCGGAGGAGCTGAAAGGACGTTGTGATATTTGGATATGATAGTTACAGGTGACATATATAAAATACTCTACGAAAAGGTTCGGGCGTTTGGGATAAATGATGTTTATGACAGTTGGAAACCCATAACATCCGAACTGAAAGAGGAAGCTATTGTTATCGTAACTTCTACGCCGATTGAACCGGATACCTATTGGGAAAAATCTTTCGTACATGTGAATATTTGCGTACCGGATTATTTGGAATGCGTAAATAAAAGAAAGCTCACTGAAATAGAAAGATTGGCTAATCAGTGGATTTCCTGTGGAATTGTTGATGAATACGACAACAATTGGTATCAAATATCCAAAATATCATTAGGTACTGAAAGAGATGAAGCATTGAGATGTAGCTATGTGAATTTAAAATTATTGTTTGAAATTTTGAATGTAAACTGATATGAAGCCATTTATAGGAATTAAAAAGATTTGGTACGGTGACGTAATAAATGAAGCTGTAACCAAAACGAGTTTGAAGACCCTTATAGGTGAAATGACCGAAGTTAAGAACTCCCACCAAGATACGTGGCAGTACACGGAGGATGATCCGACTTACACGGATTACATCAACGAGCTGAACGGCGAGATATATTATCGTGATGTTACCCAAAATGGAGCAAAAACCATCGCCTTTACAATGGGTGAATGGACTTTTGACGATAAGGTTGCCTTGCAAGGCGGAGAAAAGGTTGACACAGACGCCGGTTGGGGAGCCTCCGATACTCCGGGCATTGTTAACTTGGGTATTGTGGCGCAAACCAAAACAGGTAATTATATTGTCTTTACCAATGCTGCCGTTATTGCCAAGGGAACACCGGCTGAAAAGAATATCGGATTAGGCGTTACTGCTGTTGCCATGTCGAATCCGGCAGAAGGAGTTAAATCAGATTACTTGTTTGACGGGGAAAAGGTTAATGCCGCATGAACTACCGTTACTGTAACCCCTACGCCTTCCGATGCTACCGTTAAACTGAACGGCGATACGGTAAAGTCAAAGCGGGTGAACGCCGGTGCTTCCGTTCGCTATGAAGTGTCGAAAACAGGGTACATAACTCAGTCGGGAACAATAGAGACCAAACCTTCCGATGCAGGCAAGACAGTGGACAAAAAGATTGTTCTTGTAGAGATTTCAGGGTAATGTTTAATTCTAAGGGTAAGGCGATAATGTTTTGTCTTACCCTTTTTAAGTTTTTATCAATGGAACAAAACGCAGCAAAAATAGTAACAAGTGCCATTCTTGATATGGACTTTAAAACAGTGGTAGTAGCAGGGAATGCGTATATAATTATGCCGCCAACAATGAAAAAACTTGCCGGAGCTGGTTATTGGCTTTCTGGGATTAAAGGAGATACCATTAAAGAAGTTTTTTTATCGAAAGACAATATAGAAGCCTTTTCACACGCCTTGTCGTGGTTGATACAAGGAGACGAAAGTCTGTTTGAAGAGCTATTGAATGGGACAGATAAAGAACTGAGTGACGCTTTGGAAGAAGCTTATTCATTGATTTCTACTGAAAATTTTTCCAAGCTGTTGGCTTTAGCCAAGAACGTAGCAAATCTGACAGCAAAACCGAAACAGTAGGAAATGATTGCTTACTGGGACAAATCGCATCGTTCATGGAAAATCTGCATTTGTCTTACGATGAAGTGGTGAATAAGATACCCTACCGCAACTTGGTAATCATGCAAAAAGACAAGCTCCATGTGGCTTTCGGCGAAGTATTACGTGAAGTGTCTGATGAAGAAATGTTTAAAAATAGAAAATTTGACGAGTAATGCAATTCAAAGGCGACATATCGGGTTTGGACGAACTGGAACGGCAAGTGGAGGACGTTTATTTCAATAAACTGATTGAAATAGGCAGAGATGCCGTGATATATGCACAAAAGAACGGAGAATACAAGAACCATACCTATAATTTGCGTAATGCCCCCGGATTTTGCGTTGTTCGTTCCGGTCAGATAATCCACATGGAAGTTGGCGACGACGGCGGACATCCGGAAGCGAAGAAGAACACGGAAAACCTGCTTATCTATTCAGAAAAGCCACAGGACGGTCTTTATTTGGCTGACGGTATGCCCTACGCATCTTTTGTCGAATCCAAAGGGTATAACGTGTTAAGCAATTCAATATTATATGCCAAACGGCAGGTAAACAAGAAAATATTCAAATAATGGCTGGTATATTCGCAAACGTAGACAGTGACATTCAGAAACTCAGAAAGCTAAAGACTGAGATAGAGAATGTCAAGAAAGCATTGAAGCAAATCAATGTGAAAGTTGACATTGATATCGCCAAGGGGATGGAAGCGCAGTTGAAATCCCTTATGGGGCAATATGATGCTTTGGTAAGAAAGGTGTCGGAAGCTGAGGGGAAAATAATGGTTTCTACCAAACGGATAAACGATGCTTCGGAAAAGATTATCAAGGCGCAGGAGCAGCTTTCAAAAGCGGCAGGTATGAATCCGCAATTTGGTAGTGGTAATGTAAAAACAACTGCGAATAATGCGGAAACAGCAAGCGTGCAGGCACAGGCTAAGGCGTATGATGAACTGGCGGCAGAAATTGACGCAGTTATGGGAACGCGTATGCAAAACATCAAACGCTTAATCGAAGAACAGAATGCTATCCGTCTGATAAACGAAGAGATAAAGAATCTGACTAAATATCAGTCAGGCAATTCCTCTTTGACTACGGCTCAACAAAAACGGTTGGAACAACTCAACAATTCTCTGTTAACTCATAAGGCTGCATTGTCGGAAGTTCGTCAAACGTTGATGAACAATGTGAAAATGGATAATGTCGCGGCCACTTCAATGAACGGGCTTTCACAGTCATTGTCACGCATGAAGATTGCTTATCGTGAACTGACGGAAGAAGAAAGGAAATCACCTTTCGGAAAGGAATTACTTGCATCTATTAATCAGGCAGACGCAAAAATAAAGGAGTTGGATGCCACGATAGGAAATCACCAACGCAATGTAGGTAACTATGCTTCGGGATGGAACGGGCTTAATATGTCTGTACAGCAGATAGTACGTGAACTTCCGGCGGCAACAATGGGACTTAACATGTTCTTTCTTGCTATATCGAACAATCTTCCCATCTTGACCGATGAGATAAAGCGTGCAAAAATCGCCAACGAGGGATTAAAGAAGTCCGGACAGAAAGGAGTACCGGTATGGAAGCAGCTTGTTTCGTCTTTGTTTAGTTGGCAAACAGCTATGATGGTTGGGATAACTGTGCTTTCAATGTATGGTAAGGAAATTGTGGAATGGACTAGTAATTTGTTTAAGTCCAAAGATGCAATATTGTCTACGGAAGAGGCAATGGAGAAAGTAAATGAATCCTTGGAGAAAAATAACGGAAGTTATGGTAGTAATATTCTTTCGGTCAAGAAACTTTCATCTGAATGGAAAAAGTTGTCGTCTCAAAAAGAACAATTGCAATGGATAAATGATAATAAAACAGAATTTGATAAGCTTGGTATCTCTATAAATGGAGTAAAAGACGCAGAGAATGCTTTTGTCAAAAATACAAGCGCTATCATAGAGGCTTTTAAGTTAAGGGCTAAAGCCACAGCTGCTCAAAAATTAGCGGCAGATGAATATGAAAAAGCATTAGTGAAAAGAAATGAAGCAGAAACAAAACAAAATAAATTAGAAGAAGAAGGCCCAACTGCAGTTGATAGACTTAAAGCCGCTATATATGGTAGGCGTAAAATAGTACCTGGCGCACAAGGAACTATAGGATCCACAGTTACAGACTACGAACAATCTGTTCGAGATAATATAAAATCACTAAATAGTGAGGCAGATGCCGCAGAGAAAGCTGGTGATGCTTACTTTGATTTAGCAGCAGGGTACGAAAAAGCGGCAAAATCAGAATTGGATAAATCTGGTATTGAAGAATCTCATAAAAAAGTGAATGACAATACGAATAAGATAACTAATCAGCAATCACGTATTGTTGAAATCGAAAGAAAGAATGCCACAGCCCGCATCCGCCAACAGGAAGATTTGGAGAATAAAGTGGCCCTATCCCGGATAGATGCCATGGATGAAGGCTTTGAGAAAGAGAAAGCCCAAATGGAACTCAACCATAAAAAAGAGTTGCAGGAGATTGGCCGACAGCGGCAGGATTACATCAATGCCATCATACAAATGGAAAAGGAGGCTTTTGATGCCAAAGAGAAGTTGAAAGCGTCCAAGGACAAGAACTATAAGACAAAGGCATTTGATTCTTCCACCGTAAGTGTTGATACATCCGCGTTCGACATTATGGGAAAGGAAACGAGGGAAAGGCAGAAAATGGAAATAGCGGATTTTTATAAGGATTCCCTTTCTGAATATCAGGACTATGTCACGAAGTACAATGCCACGAGGGAAAAGTTTGCCAAGGAAAGGGAAAGATATAAGAATGCCGGTGCTTCCGGTGCCCAGTTGAAAGAAATAGATTATCAGGAAGAGGAAACGTTAAAGGCCATTGACAAAGAGTTCGCCTCCCGTGAGGAAAGTTTCAACTCGTGGGCAGACAGCGTAATTGACTTGTCACTTGAAAAACTCCGTGAATTGCTTAATCAGGCATATCAGGAGATGATGAACATGGAAATCAGTGACCCGGACAATCCTGATTTGGCGGGCAAGAGGGCGAAAGTGGACACGCTAAGAAATGCCCTTGAAAAGAAAAAGATAGAAGAAGAGGTATCTCCCGGAAAGTCCACAAAGGATTGGGACAAGCTGTATAAAGTTCTTACCGATGTGAACGATGTATTCGAGGAGATAGGAGATACTGTAGGGGGAACATTCGGTGAAATCATCTCTTTGGCCGGAGGCATCGCGTCATCTTCATTACAAGCGGTGGGTGCCATAAAGGCGATAAATGCGGAAATGTCGGCTTTGGATAAAGCATCCACAGTACTGGCCGCCATAAGTGCCGGAATGAAAATTATATCAGGGATAGGTGGCTTCTTCAAGGAAAAGTTTGGTGCCGACTACTCGGAATATGAAGCCTTGAAATCCCAATATGATACCCTGATAGACATTTGGGACCAACTCATAGACAAGAAAATGGAGTATATTGACATTGATTACGGCATCGAGGCGCAGAAAGCCGCCGACGAAGCTGCAAGGCTTGTCAATGTACAGATAGAGCGTCAACGGCAACTCATCAAACAGTTGGCTTCAAGCGGAAGTAGTGCCGGTTCCCATTCTCTTGGATACCGTATAAATGACCGTCTTACCACAGAAGATTACGAACGCATATCCGGCCTCGTTGGAGAGAAGATAACGGCTGAATACCAATTGTGGGACTTGTCTTCCGAACAGATGGAGAAGCTATTGACGGATGAAAGACTTGTGTCCGTATTGGGTGAGGTGAACGGCGAGTTCATCGACTACATCCAGAACATAGCGGATTATGGGGAGCAGTTGGAAGAAATCGCCCAAAAGGAAAAAGAGGCATTGACCGGAATCGGCCTTGACGAGTTCAAAAGCGGATATGTGGATTTGCTGTCCGACTTGGATTCAACAAACGAAGAATTTGCCGACAACTTCGAGAAATATTTGCAGAATGCCATATTTTCTTCGCTTATAGCCAACAAGTATAAAGAAGAAATAGAAAGCCTGTATAACCAATGGGCGGCAGATTCAGAAAGTGGTGGCAAGCTTACTCCGGAGGAAGCTGAAAGGCTACGGCAAGAACAGAAAGAACTTGATGAAAAGTTGCTTGCCGAACGGGAACAGCTCATGAACGATTTCGGGTGGAAAACGTCAGGCGTGGCTTCCGACCGGCAGGCCAGTAGCGCGGTCAAGGTACAGGCATCCCAAGAAAGCGTGGATGAGACCAACGGAAGGCTCACGGCCATTCAGGAAACGGGATACCGTATCGAGAACGCCAACCAACAGCAGGCCATTGCCATAACTGAACTTAAAGGCTCGATTTCAGGATTGTTGTCCAAAATGGGCGGCATGTACAATATTTCCGACGAGACCCGTACAATTTTGGCCAATTCTTATTTGGAACTTCAACAAATCAGAGAGAATACAGGTGAAATAGTAAAGCCAATCAAACAGATGCAAAAGGATATGGAAGAAGTAAAACGAAACACATCAAGATTATGAAAGGAGAATTACTAATTAACGGAAAAGATGCTTGGACAACATGGGGTGTATGTATGGGAGAAGGATTCCTTGATTCTATAGATGCACCTGTACCAATGAAAGACTACATTGAGAATGAAAGCCGGTTGGAGCATGGCAAGCGCGTGATAACAGATAATGCCAAATTAGATTCCCGCGAATTGACATTGTCATTTACCATTACGGGTACCACAGAAATTGATTATAGGACAAAGAAAAAAGCATTCCTGACAGAATTGGGTAAAGGGGTCGTGGCCATCAAAGTCCCGGCACTAGGAAGTGAAGTTTATAACTTGGTCTACTTGGGTAAAAATATATCTTATGGGTTAAGCCTTAACAGGTGTTTCGGAAAATTTTCAGCCAAATTTGAGGAACCCAACCCGGCAAATCGAGGAGATTTGTGACAATGGCCCGATTGTTGCAAAATCGGTTATCCAATATAATGTAGCATGAGCAATATTCATTACTTTTGGGTATATGATAGAAATAAAGGATAACAACGAGGTATTAGTTTTGTCCACACCGATAGGTGTAGGAAGCAAGCGAAAATTTGAGTTGATGAAAGATGACTATATCACGCTCAAATTTTCCTTGCTTTATCCCGTCCGGTTCAAACTCGGCTGTCATACAGAGTGCGAGTTTGGCCGCTTTGAAATCATAGAAGACCAGAAGCCATCTTTCAACAATTCCACGGGCGGTTATGACTATGAGTTGAAGATGGAAGCCTCTTACATGAAGTGGAAGAACAAGGTTTTCAAGTACACCCCTGAAACGGGAGGCAATGAGGCGGCATGGGATTTGACGGCGCAACTTTCATACCATCTTGACATCTTCCTGCGCAACCTGAAAGCATGGGGATTCCAATTTAACGGTGAGGACTATGAATATGAGATAGACAATGACGTGAACGTGGACGCCTTGGTCATGCACTATTCCAACACCAACCTCATAGATGCGCTTACCGCCCTTGCGGAAGCCGCAAACTGCGAATGGTGGATTGAGGGCAAGAAAATCCGTTTCGGACGTTGTGAGAATGGGGAAGCTGTGGAAATAATCCTTGGCGAAGAGGCAGAAACCATGAGCCTGTCCAAGAGCAGCGGTGAATATTTCACGCGCATATACGCATTCGGCTCCACGCAGAACATATCATCCCGGTACCGGAAGAAACTGGAGTTCACGGTAAAGAAGGAACCAGGTGTTTCCTTGAATGTCAATGGAGAAAATTATGCACCACTTGATTTGGATAAAGATTTGGTGGTTGGATATTTTAGAGATTCTGTAAGGAGCAGACATTCCCTTCCTGTCATTATAGAACAATGGCAAAACATGAAGGTTGGTGTAGGAACAACAATAAGCAATGTATTTCAATTTGATTTGTATAACAGTGCAAATATTGATTCTACTAACAGATTGATTTATGGTACTGAATATAATTGCGTTCTTTCAGGTCTTCAATTTACATTCAGGCATACATCAATACCTTACAGGTTTAAAAAGTTCCGTTGTTTTGCATACACTGACAAGTCGTTCGAGCACATATTTGATTATGAGGAGAATGTTGAAGGCTTTGCGGAAAAGATTTTCAATATTCCAGACACTCAATTGACCGTCACCAACGGTTGTTCACGGATAATCATCAATATACAGTTTGATTGTGAAAATGGAGACGTAGAAGGTTATTGTTTCCTTGGCATAAAAGGTACTGAGACGTTTGTATCTGTTGGTGAAAGAGCTTCATCATATTTGCAATTTACAGATAACAGCCATAAATATGAGGCTGTTTTCAATCCATCATACAAGGTTTCTGAGGGTAACGCGAACGAGATTCTTTTCAACAAGCTTTGTATTCGTGGTGACATTTCTGAATTTGAGCCTTCGTCACAGGGGAGGAAAGTGGAAATTGGAAATCTCGTAAGGATGAAAATCCCCATTGGTTATTTCAATTCCGACGTTGACGGCCTTACGGTAAACGGGGTTGTACAACGCAGGCTGATGCTTCCTGAAGGCACACCGTATATAGACGTATACCCCGACATGTCACCAGACGAAGTGATAGAGGGCATCGTGACTTTCGATTACGTCTATCCACGCAAGGTGCTTTCCATATCTTCGGTCGAAGAAGAAATGATTGATGTCACGGAAGGCGAGGAAAAGAAACCCACAGGAATGAAAGTACCGGTGTATACCATCAAGACCACCGGGCTTGTGGGGTTCGACAATTCCTATGTGATTTCAGAGAAACTTACGATCACCTTACAAACCGGAAAGCTTGCCGGACTTACATTCGGCCTTACGTTCCTTCCGGAAAAGAGTGACAATACGTCCACATGCTTTGAAATAGTTGCCAACGAGGACTACGGGGGCCGTTTGCCGGATACGGTAATGAAACCAGAGGCCGGGAATGAATTTGTCATGGCCGGATACGACACGGAATATGTTTTTGAGAACCTTGTCACAGAAGCGGAAGAGGAACTGAAATCTGAAGCAGAGAAGTATGCCGAGAAAATCAGGAACAACATCGGCACCGTGTCGGCCAAACTCATGTCAGACTGGTCAAAGGCACGTAATGAGGCACAGGAAACACCTTGTCCTTTCGATGTAGGCCAGAAGGTAACGGTCAACAACCCCTCATTCTTCCCAAGCCCCCGTACTATGCGTGTGCTTGGCTATGAACTTGCACTTGACATTCCATGGGATTCTCCTGTGTATACCATCGGTGAAAGTGCCTCCTATTCCCGTCTTGGCGCACTTGAAGACAAGATAGATTCCATCAAACTGAACGGAAGCCGTTACTTTTCTGGAAAGGTTAGCTCTTCAACATCAGGTACAAATGTGTATTTGATAAAGAAGGACGATGAAACCGAGCCGTCGGATACAAACGCCTATTCTTCGCTAAGGACAGACAAGGAGATAAAAGAAGGGATAGAAAAGAACAACAAAGAACTGGCCAAGAAGTTCCTTTCAAAGTTAAACGATGATACCGCTTCGGGCATCATTACTTTCCTCCAAGGGCTGATAATCGGTAATTTTTCATCCGGCGAATCCGGCGGCCAAATATCTTCCGACGGGGCGGCGGAACTGGCCTCGCTGCTGCTTCGTGGCGACCTTTCGAGCGACAACTTTGTCACTGGGCTTCTCGGGAGCGGCTACGGATTGCTGAAAAAGAACGCGGCGGGACGCTCGTACTTTGAAGTGGACGAGTTGTACGTGCGCATGAAGGCTTATTTCGACTCGTTGGAGATAAAGCATGCTTACCATACCGGGGGCACCAACGTGCTGTCTCCTGCGGGGATGGTGTGTTCCAGGGTAATGGAAATAACGGACAATATCGTCATCGACGCGGCGGGAGAAAAAGTGTATGATTCCGAAGGCGAGCCGGTGGAGGAATTTGGTTCTGTGGGGCGTGTGACCGCATACCGCTGCTTCTTTGTGAATGACGACGGAGGCAAAAGGATTGTCAACGAGTTCAGGGTTGGCGACAATGCGCAGTGCCGCACGTTCAATATCAAAGAAGGGGTGTACGAAGGGGTATCGAACCAGTTCTACTGGAGGAGAGTGGTTGGTGTGGGCAAGGATTACATTGATTTGTCTGACGATGCGGGGGAATACATGGAGGGGAGCACCGTGCCTTTGGCGGAAGACAATATTGTCACGGTAGGGAATGCCTTTGACGCTTCCCGGCAGAATGTGGTTGTCCTCTCGGCCTACGGGGAAGATTCCCCTTACGTCGCCCAGTATGCCGGTGTGAACTCGTTTTCGCTTGAAGGGAAACTCGTGACAAGAATATCACCTCACGGGAACCTTTTCAAGGGTAATTTCGTGATGGAGGACGGAAGCGTCGTGTCGGCGAGGTTCGAGCTTTTGGACGGTGCCATCAGGAACGTGGTCACCGACTTGGAATCCCATGGCGGCAGCATTTCCAAGTTGGAGCAGAGGGCTGATGAAATCACGTCTTCGGTGGAGGACTTGGACGAGAATTTGCGGAGCGAGATAAAACAGACGGCGGATTCTGTGCATATCGGTATCAACAACGGCCTTAAGGAAGTCGGTATCGACATTGAAAAAGGGGATGTCAACATCAAGGGAGAAAATATATCGCTTGAAGGTGCGGTGACCGCCAACGGTAACTTCAAGGTGTTGGAGGACGGGAGCACCGAGTCCAAGAACGGGAAGTTCGAGGGTATTATAATTGCCAATGAAGGCATATTCAGGGGGTATGTTGGAAAATCACGTACCGTAATCACAGAAACCAACATCGGACAGTACCTGAAACCTGTTGACGGACTTGAAGGAGAATATGAAATTGATTTTGAAAAGCTTGGCGGATATGTGGTTTTCAGTGGCGAGTTCACCGAAATTCCACCATTGTACCTTCCGGGCCTGTCAGATTATTACGTGACACAAGATGAGGAAAGAAAGAATTTTATAAGGTCGCTCGTGGGACAATATGTCATAATGTACAATATGAGCAACACGGCGTTCGCCCTTTCCGGTGCTTCCTCTGAAGATTTCGACCCTACGGGCTTTACAAGCCGGACTTTGAATGTAGGGGAGTTCGCTTCATTGCAATGCCGTGCAGGCGTAATGAACGGGTACGAAGCAATATTTTGGCAGCGTAGAATAGGAAAGTTTATGTAAAAAACAAAACAATAATAGATATGGCACAATTAAACAGGACTGTGGCGGAAGTCAACCGGTTGCTTGATGAATTGGCAAGGTTGCTTGATGAGGGAGGAAGCGGCTTTGAACTGGCCAATTCCTTGTCCGACCTCCAATCTCCGGGAATGGCAACAAGCTCTTCTCTTTCCGGATTGATATTCAACACGGCAATTTCCCAAGGCATTGGCATCTGTGATTACAATGACACGACCATTCCGATGCCGGAAATGTCATCCGTCACCAAAGTGAAGTCCGTGGTTTATTATGAACGAAGCAAAAAAATCTATGCCACGGGAGAAGACGGGAAACTCCATAATAACTGGTCGGATTCCTCGGTGACGCCTTTCGCTTACCAAAAGCGTGAGTTCCTCTGCGGCTTTGACGGAAACTCTCCCATAGCGGGCAAGGTTTACCTGATGCGCCATGCCCAGACGGGGAATCTTGGACTGTACTTCTTCAATGGGAATGCAATGGTGCAACTCATCGACTTCAACGTGGTGACGGAGATGGCCAAAGGTCCCAAAGTGGAGCATGCAGACACCCTTTCGGGCATACCGGCGGACGTGGACATGGTTGACATAAGCATCAGCTCCCCACAGTCGTTAAGCATAGCCGGCACTCCCAAATCCGGGCACAGGATTGAGATATTCGTATTCTGCGAGGAAGGCACGCAATCGGTCACCTTGCCGGATGACCCGACCACATGGACCAACATCAACGGAAATACCTTTTCGTTGGATGAGATGGAGTCGGCAAAGATAGAGCTGACTTATATCGGCAGCTTATACTACACGACTGTGATGAAGAAGTATGCGGATGCTTCTTTGATTGTTAAATAATAAATGAAAAATGATGGAAGAACAAGTAAAAGAACCTATTTCCTCGTGGAATATGGACGGCGCGGACAACGGGGACATCATGCCCATTGCCAGTGGCCCGGTGGGACAACTTTTTGAGGTATATGCCTCGAAGTCGGAGTCGGATGCGAAGGCTTTGGCATCGAGCAAGCCGGGGGCGATGTGTTTCGCCACGGACACGCACCGTATCGTGTTCAATGGTGTGGTTTATAATTTAGTCGAAATCATCAACAACCTGACGGACGGGAGCACGAACAAGGCTTTGAGCGCGGCGCAGGGAAAGGCGTTGAAGGCGTTGGTGGACGCGCTTCCTACAATGGAAGAGATGAACAATGCCATCAACTCGAAACTGGGCAGCGTGTATAAGGTAATGGGGACGAAAGCGACCATTGCCGATGTGCTCGCGCTGACGAACGCGGTGAAGGGCGACACGTGGAACGTGACGGCCGAGTTCACGTTGGGGGGCAAGAAGTACCCGGCGGGGACGAACGTGGTTTGCGTGACGAACACTTCTTCGAGTGACCACAACGACGACAACTGGGACGCCCTGGGGGGCACGGTGGACTTGTCGGTGTTCCTGAAGGCGGCCGACGCGGCAAAAACTTATGCCACGAAGTCGGAGCTGACCTCGCACACGGGGAACAAGAGCAACCCGCACGGGGTGACGAAGGCCCAGGTGGGGCTGTCGAACGTGACGAACGACGCGCAGGTGAAGCGGAGCGAGGTGGTGGACGATTACATAGACGTGAAGGAGGTGGCAGCGGGCAACACGGTGGCTAGCACGAACGTGACAAAGCGCATCATTACGGTGCAGGAGGCTTGCGTCCCGGTGCTGCTCGACCAGATTGTGGGGGGCACGCAGACGGTGCAGCAGGCATCGTCCACGAAGGCAGGGGGAAGCCTGGTCTACCTGAAAGACATGAAACAGTTGTGTTACCGTATTGACGGTACGTATTATAACAACTGGTCCATTGCCGATGACAGTAACAAGGCCAAGCAATATGCCGAACTTGCCGGAAGTGACGGCTTGGCCAGGAAGCCGATAGAGGGCAAGGTGTACGTGATGCCTTCGGCAGGTTCTTTTAAGGGCGTTTATGTATGCAAGGACGGTGACCTCGTGCTGTTGTCGGACAAGACGGAGGTCATCAACAGCCTGACGAGCGACCGCACGGATGCCGCGCTTTCGGCTGCCCAGGGAAAGGCGTTGAAGTCGCAGGTGGATGCCAAGCTGAACAAAAGCGACGTGGTGAACAGCCTGACTTCCACGGACACGGCGAAGGCACTATCGGCAGCACAAGGAAAAGCCCTGAATGACAAGCTGACTACGACAACGAACACGGCGAACTCTGCCAAGTCGATAGCCGACTCGATAAAAGCCGCCCTTACCATCAAATAGTCATGGCTTATGGACGAGAAAGTGATTGATTCGGAAGACCGGGAGCAAGGCGGCATTGTCCCCCTTGCATCCTCCCCCACGGGGAAGATTTTGGAGGTGTACGCGAGCAAGACGCGGGCGCAGGCTTTGTCATTGACGGGGTCCAACCCGCAGGCGTTGTTCTTTGCGACCGACTCGGATTGCATCGTGTTCAACGGGAAGGTGTATTGGAGCGGCTCGGAGCTTCGGATCAAGAATATGAACGCTTCGGGCGGGTCTACGAATGGAATCATTACGCGGACGAGTGCAATACCTGGCGTGTATTTCGATTCGGACGTATTGGCGAGCACGGCAGGACTTTTCCCGCATGGAAGCAATGCCAACGGGGTGTTGACGTTGCACACGAACGCGGGAAATTATTACCACCAGTTGGGTTTCAGTTCGGATGGCAACATATACCACCGTTCCTTCATGGGGAAGGTGCCTGACAGCACGACGGCATGGAAGAAAATCTCATTGGTTTCGGCCAAATCGGGCATGCCGGTGGCTTTGGAGGAAAGAGGCGTGGCGGAACTCATGGCCGAGGTGGAGGCGTTGCGCGGGGAGGTTGCGGAGTTGAAGAAAGCGGTGTACTGATTAAAGGAAGATGGCCATGGATAAGCATTGGGGTTCCATAGGGCGGAACGTGCGGTTATGGCCGGAAGTGGAAAAACGGGAACCCCATCGCGTTCCTGGATCGTATGTCGTGCGGGTCTTGTCTTGTGGCACGGTGAGGATTTTGTAACACTAAAAAAAGCATTGTAATGGAAAAAGTGATTATTGATTTTATAGAAAATCACATGATGAACCACATCATACTGATAGCATTATGCGTGGCGGCCACGATAGGCGCAATGGCCGTGGATTTGGTCTCTGGGGTACAAAAGGCCAAACAACGCGGCGAGGCGCGGACTTCCACGGGGTACAAGAAGACGGCCACGAAGGCAAAGAAGTACTTCACGCCTTTCCTGACGTTGTGCTTCATCGACATCCTGTGCTGCGTGGTGGTTCCCATACCGGTGTTCTCGATGTTGTGGACGGCTTACTGCATTTTCTGCGAGTTCGTGTCGGTAAGGGAGAAATCATGGCAGAAGGAGGAACTCCGGAAGGCGGAGAAGACGATGAGGGTAATCATCGACAACAAGGACGAGATAGCCAAGATGGCGGCAGAGCTTCTGTTTCAAAGGGAACATGAGAATAATACAGTAAAGAAGGAGGAAAAGTGACATGGCACTCAGGAATTTGAATTTCACCCTACAGGGTGACAGGTATGTGGCGGAAGAGACGGTGAACGCGGACTATGCTCTCCATCTGGAACGGAAGGAAGGCGGCGGGTTTTACATCTCGCAGCGGAGTTCGGACGAGGGGACGTTCGTGCCGTGCATCCTGCCGAACACGTTGTACAATCCCGGACAGTTCATAGACTGGTGCTTCGGACACGGCGTTTATCCGATGCACATCAGGATTGAGAGCATGTCGGAAGTGACGAAGGCCACTATCAGGGAGGCGGAATGATGGAGAGGATGAACTATTCACGGTTGAACATGGCGGGGTTGGGAACGACCCGCGCCAATTCTTCCGGCATCATAGGGCGCGGGGACCCGTATGAGCTTGTCGGCAACGCCCTGCTCTTGGAGGAAGGCAAGGCTTGGCTTTGGGCTGACGGAAGCCCCGTTATGATGGTGGAGGTGACAAGAAGGACAGTAAGGAAACAATTAAGACACAAGTAGTCATGGCAGTAGAAGGAAAGACGATATTACAGACCCCGGAACGCACGGAGCTGACGGGGAAAGAGGGCATCCCGTTCCAGGAGGGTGAGCGGAACGGGCATGTGCTGTTGGAGAGAATCAATGAGTATGTGAGTGGAAACGTAGTTTACATTTTACCGGGAGCTTTAGAAACGACAAAAGATTGGTCTACAACAGACGTGGAATCTATTGTAGGGAATTGGGATGAGTTTGTGGAAGCCGTAAATCATAAAGTCGTAATTGCAAAAGTTTCAATTGGATATGATGGGATTATAGCATATATTCCTGCAGGAATCGTCAAGCTTGATGGATTTATTGGATTTTATATAAATGCAGGCAATGGCATTTTTGTATACTCAATATCATCAGATAGAATATCCCTTGAAACTTTAGTAGTTGTCCCCAATGTCATAAACAACCTGAATTCTGATAATGAAGAAAGTGCTCTTTCGGCCGCACAGGGTAAAGTGTTGAATGACAAGATTGCGGAAATCTCAAATCCGGCCTCTGCGGACAAGGACGGTTTGATGTCGAAGGAGGACAAGAAAACGTTTGACAGCATCCGATTCAGCGAAAATGAGAATAGTATTTGGTTTAACGGGAAGAAGTACGGAGCAACGCTTTTCAAGAATTTATTTGGCCTTTCTACGGGTTCAAGCAACGAAGAAATCAAAACGGCACTTGGTGGGAATACTTATAATGATATTTCCAAGATGGTCGACAGAGGAATCCTGTTTTTAAACATCAATAACAAGGCATTGCAACATGTGATGATTAGAATAGAAAACACAGGTTCCTCAGAGGGGGATTATTTACATATCAGAGGATTATCTGACGCATCTGACACGGCCTATATAAAAATACGTCATTACAATGGCACTTTTAGTATACCAAGTGCTGTTAAGAGGGATAACTTATTGTTCAAATCTGGCATAGTCAATGTATTAGACTCTTCCGCTTCAGATTTACCACTTTCCGCTGCGATGGGCAAACAGTTGAATAACGGGAAAATATCAAGGAGTGAAATAGTTAATGACCTTGATTCTAATAATTCAGGAAAGCCTTTGTCCGCTGCTATGGGAAAAGAACTAAATGATAAAATCGAGGCCATAAAATCGGAAATTTCCGCATTAAGGGATGAAATAGAAGCACTGAAGGGAAGCGGGGCATGAAAACGGGGAGGCACGCCGCCTCCCCTCAAGTTAATCTTAATTTTTAATACTATGAAAACATATGAATTACATGAGCGTCCCTCACGGGAGGCGATGGCAAAGTTAAACAAAAAAAATGTAGATATGAAAGCGAGCAACACATTGATTGAGGCGATAAAGAGGTTCGAGGGTTTCCGGGGCACGGCTTACAAGTGCCCGGCGGGCGTGTGGACGATAGGCTACGGACATACGGTTGGCGTGAAGCGTGGCGACAAGATGACGGAGGGCGAAGCGGAACGGCAGCTCAGGCGCGACTTGGCGGAGTATGAGGCATTCGTGGACAAATTAGGCGTGACGGAGCGGCAGAACAAGTTCGACGCATTGGTGGACTTCGCGTACAACCTTGGGTGCGACGCGTTGGCCGGTTCCACACTTTTGAAAAAAATACGGGCTTGCGCCCCGGATGCGGAGGTGCGTGCAGAGTTCATGAGGTGGGTGTATGCCACGGTGGCCGGGAAGAAGCGGAAGCTTGACGGACTAGTGAAGCGGAGGAAATGGGAGGCTGACAGGTTCTTCAATATCGCGTGAACATGGGAACGAGTGATGAATACTGGCCGATGCTTGACGACGGGGGCAGTAACAGCCCTTCTGACGGCCATGCGGATGGGGGCGACGGGAAGGGCTTGCCGCCTTGGTTGGTCTTCCTGATGTTGGCTTTGGGTGCCTGGATGTTGGCACGTGCGTTGGCGATGTGAATGAATGATTATTAACCCGGTGGCGGGGAAGCGGTCTTTGACTTGGTGGGATTGTCTATTTTGATAATATTATAATCATAATTCGCAGATGATAGGACAAAAAGACTATCAAGGTTTTTATGTTATATAACATATATACGTGCAAATAAGACTTACGTATCGAATTTATTATTATCTTTGTAGAATGAAACAAATTATACCTATACCAAACGTACCAAGAGATGACAGGATTGGAAGTGTGTTTAATCACTTGTTCAAAGTCATATATGCTACAAGATTGTCTCATGATGACGTAGTATGGGATTTCAGTGACACAACTTTTTTTCACCCCTTTTTCCTTGCTCCATTTGCTATTTATAAAAGTTTGTGTGGGAAGAACATAGAATGTCGGAATATGCCATCTTATTTAAGTTCATATTTGGATTCTATATATTTTCATACTTTTCTTGACATAAAGGATGATTCGGATTTGCAGAAGTCACTTCAATCTTATTCGGAAAAGTCGTATATACCAATATGTCGTTTTTCTCTAAAAAATAAGAATATAGACAGAATGCAATCTTTGGTGCAGGCAACGATAGAAAAACAGAACAAACTTGATTCATCGCTAAAGTCGGCTATTTCTTATATGTTGAGTGAGTTGATATGTAATATAAGTGAGCATTCGGAAAGTGAGTTTGGTTATCTATATTCTCAGAGGAAGGGTGATGCACTTAATATATGTATTGCTGATGCAGGTGTTACGGTGTATGGAAGTTATCTTCGGGCGAAAAAATATTTGGAAAAAATATCAGGTAATGAAGCGGAAGCTTTAAGAATTGCCAATGAGGGTTTTTCCACAAAAGACCTTCCGAATGCGGAAAACAGGGGGTTTGGCTTATCCACCACGAAGCGCATGATTGTAGATGGTCTTGGAGGCTCTTTCTTTATGTTGTCCGGTGGTGCATTTCATCGTCACAATAAGGATGGAATACAATACATAAAACTTCCAGAATATATTTCTTAGGATGGAACAGTGTTATTGATACGGATTCCTTTGACCGTTCCTTCCGATTTTAATTATTATAAGTATATTATTTATTAAAAGTGAGAATTATGGAAAATGTAATTAATGTATTTGACATTTTAGGTACAGAAGTACGTTCTCGCTCAAATGCGGAACGTATAAGGGATAAGATGCTCCTTGGTTCTGTGAATATTATTAATCTGCGTGGAATAGAATTTTTATCACGTTCTTTTGCAGATGAGTTATATAATATCATAAATGAGTATTCCGGAACGAAAATTTCGAATGCTATCGGAGCTGTAAATAATATGCTTGAGATTGTAAAATCAAGCCGTCAGCAGAAACGGGTAAGGCGAAATGAAAATTCAGACATTAAGGAATTTGATGATGTAGATAGTTTCTTGACGTATGTAGATACGTTTTGATTTTTATAAAGATTGAATAAAAATCGGCAATCCCACACAAACAAGTCGGGGTTGCCGATTTTTCGTTGCCACAAAAAGAAGTAGGAATGAATAGATTTTTTAAAGTGTTTTGGCCTTGGCTGATGGTGCCGGTGTTCTGGCTCGTGGTGGGGCTGTCGTTGTTTGCCATGTGCGGATGTGCCGGTTCAAAGCATTTGGAAACGGAGCGTGCGGTGGATTATGCGGGACACAGTTCTTCTTTTGAGGATACCGTGGACAGCCTGCGCATGGAGTTGTCGCGTGCCGCCCGGCAGACAATGGAGCGTTTTTCGGATTTGAAGGTGGAGAACCGGATGGTGGTATGGTCGGCACCGGATTCTTGCGGAAGGCAGTATAAGGAACGTGAGAGCCACACGAGCGTTGACCGGAGTGACCGGGAGATGTCGGAACTGGAGGAGAAGGCCATGGCGGATTACCTGCGGCTTTCGCACAGGATTGATTCGTTGATGGAAAAGGTGGATGGACAGTCGTTGGAAAAGGTGGTGGAACGCAAGCTTTCCTGGTGGGAGGAAACGAAGCTGCACTATGGGGGCTTTGCGCTCGTGGCCGTGGTCGTTTGCATCCTTATAGGATTCGGGAGGTTTGTGTACAGGCTGAAAAAGTAATGTTTACTCCTTCGGGGACGGGAGTATAAAAAAGCCCCCAACGTTCCTTGCATTACCACATGACAAGACGCGAAAATAGCTCGCGCGTTGAGGGCTTTATGTCTTCATCGCGAGCTATCGTTGTATATAAACGCCTTGTCATGTGGTATGACAAAGATATGAATAAAAATCGGATTTTGTATGTGCAAGGAAGATATTTTTAATGAGATTATTCAGGTTGTCAGCAGGGAAACGGAGATTTCACCAAGAATCATATTGTCGGGAAGCAAGGAAACGGAGGTGGTTGATGCACGTTACTTGCTTGTGTATTTCCTTTCCAAGGAGGGCTTCTACCCTTCCCGGATTGCATTATTGGTGCACAAGACGAAACGTGCGGTAAACTATATGCTATCCAATTTTTCCTCGCGTGTGAGGTGCGGGAAAATGATGGGAATATATCTGGAAAGAATCGGGAATGAGTTGGGAAAAGATTGATTTTGAGTGACATAATGTATTTGTAGTTTTGCAGGGTCAGGATATGCCTGACCTTGTAACGTTTAATTTAAAAGATACATTATGGAGAGAACTTATGTTTTTAACAGCGATGGTACCAGCGGAGGCAGCAAAATGGACATCACTGCATTGCTCCCCGGCATGATTGGAGGAGGACGAAGCGTTGACCCCAACCTGCTTGCCTTGATGGGTAACCGCAACGGCTTTGGAGGACAGGACGGATGGTGGTCTATCATTTGGCTAGTGGTGATTGCTTCTATTTTCGGATGGAACGGCAACGGTGGTTTATTTGGCGGACGTGGCGGTAACGGTTGCAACGGATTGCCTGCGGAACTGGCTGGAAATTCGGGACGTGAATTGCTGATGCAGGCCATACAGGGTAACGGGAACGCTATTTCCCAGTTGGCTTCTTCGTTCAACTGTTCTACGCAACAGATTCAGACAGCCTTGTGCAACGTTCAGAACAGCATTACACAGGTTGGTAATCAGGTCGGCTTGTCTACCAACCAAATCATCAATGCGATGCAAAGCGGGAATCAGGCTATCCTGACACAGCTTGCTGACTGCTGCTGCAAGACGCAGAATGCCATCACAACGATGGGATATGAGAATCAGCTTGCCATGTGCAACCAGACGAACCAACTTGTGAACACAGCCAACCAGAACACACTGTCATTGCGTGACGGAGCTACGGCGAACACGAATGCCATACTCGCGAAACTTGATGCCATTCAAAATCAAGCTTTGCAGGATAAGATTGCAGCCCTGACGGCCGAGAAGGCTTCCCTGACGGCTGAAATCTCACAGCGTAACCAGAACGCCACCATCCTGAATGCCGTAGGGCAGCAGATCGCTCCGCTAGCAGCAGGTTTGCAGGCTTTGCAGGGGGATGTGGACGGAATCAAGTGCCGTATGCCGCAAACCGTACCCGTACAATACCCTAATATCGTAGGTGTAAATCTTGATACTTACCGTGCAGCCGCTTTCGGTGCTTATGCCGGTGACGCTTACGGTCGGAGCGGATATGGTTGCGGATGCAATGGAGGTTATTGGGGATAATGTAAGAAAGGAGGTAAGCTATGTGGCCTAACTTTTTTACAGGATTTCCGTTCGGGTTTCCGGGACTTGGCAGGGTAAACTACAATACCCTGCCGACCGTGGCGGTGAATGTGGGTACGGAGAATGTCACTCTGGAACTTCCGAACCATGCCTTCTATGGCAGGAACTATGTCGGTGGGTTCTACATCAGTCTCCGTCAGGACATCCCGGCCGGGACAACTCAGACGCTGCCTATTCTGATAGGCACGAACGGTGACACACGTCCGCTGATGGCTTACAACAATGAGCCTGTAACAGTGGCCAATCTTGCCGGAAAGGGTATCTATGAAATCCATTACAACAAGTACACGAATGAGTTGTTTCTTGTGAATGGAGGTTACAGACCGACAGCAGCTCCGGCACGGGCAAAAGAAACCGCTTCTTTTGGAGCAAGTAAATAACAAGGCGGGGGTCTGTGTTTCGCAGGCTCCCTCATAAAAGTCAAACAATCATGTTTCAGAATTTAAGACCAAACAATACCTTATATATTCTTCATAGAGGGGCTGACCCTGTTCTTGAATGTGGTAAGGTTGTAACAGTAAAGAATCTAAGGACTGTTTATAAAAACACTCCCAATACTCTTTATCCACAGCCTATTCAAGTAGTAGATATTGTTGCAAGTGTCAGTAACGGGGATACTGTTACTATAACCGAAATGCCTGCCAATCTTGACATTGCTGATGATGTAAAGAATGGTATTCTTGTGTCTGCTTCACGTGAGGAGATGAATGTTGAAATTCTTACGATGAAACAAAAGAGTGAAGAAATACTTAAAAGCGTTGAATATCATAAGAAGTTTCTTTCTTCGTGCGAGCAGATGCTTTGTGCTTTAAACCCAGAGGTTGTAGCAAAGCAACAACAAGAAAAGGAAATATTGGACTTGAAAAGTCAAATGTCGGAAATGAGCCGGAATATGGCTGACCTTATGACATTGAACAAGCAACTGATGGAACAGTTTGGTCTTGGTTCTGACACATCCAAAACAAAGAAATGATTATGGGAATGTGGAGTATTTTGGAAGAAGGGCGTGACGATTACGGACGCGGCTTCGGTATGAGAGACGGCGGTGAGATTGAAGAAGCCTACAGGGAAGGATGCCGTCACGGATATGAAAAGGCCATGAACGAGATGCGGGGCGGAATGGGGTTCCGTGAAAGCGGAAACTACAGTGGCGGAAACGGATATGGCAACAGGGGGTATGGTGAACGTTACGATATGGGCGAACGCCGTATGCCGGGTTACTTCCCGGAGTATCCCCGAATGGATGAGATGGGAGAACGTCGGCGCAGACGTGCCAATGGTGAGTTTTATTGATACGGGAGGGGTGGAATTCCCCTCTCTTTTACTAAATCATAAAGGAGAAGATTATGGGACAGAGACTGGATGCTTATGACCGGTTTCCTTCGGGAATGAAGGAATATATTTCGCAATACGGGTGGCACTTCTCGAAGAAGATGTGCGAGTGGGCCGTGTCGAAAATGAAAACCAAGGACGAATCCACCGGGAAACAGAAAAAGCTAGATGCATTAAAGAAGGACGAGGTGGAAGAGTTGTTGAAAAAATACGGCATCAAGCTAGAGAAGGATGCAGGGTACGACTGTGTGTATGCGGCCAACATGGGCAAGGCGGATTATTATAAGAGTTCGATAGCCGATGAATCCCATCTTGCATTGTTCATCAAGGATTACATTGATGACCCTGACGGTTATGACGGGCTTCCTTTTACCCGCTTCTATGCGGATTGTATTGGTTCGGGTACACCAATCATTTGGGAGGATATGATGTAACATTATGATAGTGCAGGATTTCTACATACCGAAGTATGGGTGGAGCGTGAGGGTGTACTATGCCGTTACAACCTATTGGACTGAACGGATAATGAAAGACCTGTATGATTGTGGATGCCGCGGTTATTCGTTGAGACAGGCATACCGCAATCTGACAGAAGGCAACTTGAATACCGGGCTGACTTATTCAAATTTCCACGACCGTGAAACGGTGATGGTGCTTTCCCTCACTTCCACACCGGAGCAGTTTCAGAACTCATGGGATCACGAAAAGGGGCATCTGTGCCGTCATATTTCGCAGGCATCCGGGATTGACCCGTATGGGGAGGAAGCGCAGTATCTTAGCGGTTACGTCGGGCAGAAGATGTTTCCGGTTGCAAAGAAATTTTTGTGCGAACATTGTAGAAAGGAGTTGGGATGTTGAACGTATTGAAAGCCATCATATCCGGCAAACGGGGTCAGGAAGTCTATGACCTCCTGTCTGACGAGGAAAAAGTTAAACTGAATGAATATGCCAAGCTGTATGGCGTAAACCGCCGTCAGCGCAGGGAAATCGAGAGAAATGCGAAGAAACGTGTACATAGATGAACTCATAGCCATTGCCGACAATCTTCCGTATATGGATTATTGCCGGCTTATGGCTGTGCTGAATTGGAATCTGTAATAGAAATATTACTTTTCATTCTACCAACTCATGGGATTTCAACCATGAAATAATCTTGTTGCAAAGGAGTTCCACATCCTTACGGAAGGATGTATAATTCTGATAAAGGAAAACAAGGTTTGCACAATTATTGGATATTGTGCTTTTAGCTTGTACACCTAACACACCGGACAGTTCATCACGCAATCCGGGAGCCATCTTGTCCCCGGCCAAAGAGGACGGGGAATAAAGATAAAGGACTATGAAGATGAACTTTTTCCGTTGAATCACTGTATTTGTGGCCGGTTTGCATTCCCTATCGCTGATAAGACTTGTGAAGACATTATAAATCTTGGGGATGAGTTTCTTGTCGGACAATACCGGTCGGGTAAGTATGTTTTCTTCCTTGGACAAGTCCGATTTTACGCTTCTGATTTTCCTTATACGTATGATTTTATCAAAATCCAGTTCCATGACACGATTATTTAATTAGAAATCCGTATATTTGTGACGGAATAATCGTATGGGGGTTGGCTTTTTCGTGCGGGTCGGCCCCCTTTTTATTTTCAATTTGTCCCTCTTCCCCACAGCATTGCATTGTAGAGCGAGGTTGCATAGAGCCTGACTTCCCATTCTTGGGTGAGTTGGTTGTTGGCCATGGCTGCGAGGCATGCCTTGTGCCATAGGTATTCATTTTGTCCTGTCGCCATTGTATATTCTCCTTTCATATTTTTAACCATCATCAAAATCCCCTTTCCTTATACTTGGTTACACATTCATTTAGCTGTTCCCTTGCTTCCTCCACAATCTTTTGACATACCCTGATTTCTGCCATTTCATCTTCTGACAGTCGCGGGCATCCTTTGAGCCATGAGGAATAATTGCATCCGTTCGTGCCGAGGGAATGGCATTCCAGGGTG